TCGTCAGCGAGTCCGGCCTCGTGGTCAACGGCGTTAACCGGATGTTCTCCGCACTCGACCGTGGCATTGAGGAATGGCCAGTAGTCAGGATCCCGGACGACATCGCAGCGGTTGCGCTCCAGGCGCTCAACTACCTGAGCATGGACTTCCACGTCAGTGAGGATTTCAAGAACCTGTTGCGCTCCTCGGCGTTCCGTCGCGTGTCGAACAACCGGGGCATCGTGGGCAAGTCCTACCGCTTCTGGGCCAACGGCTGCCGGTCGCTCCTGGACCGCGAGAGCTACACCACTCAGTACTGGGTGAACTTCCGCGACATCCACGGCACCAACATCCTCGACTTCGGGGGCGGCCTCTGCAAAGTGGCACCGTACCTCCAGACCAAGGGCTTCAACGCCATCGACTTCGAACCGTACCGGGTGGACCCAGTCCTCAACGAAGCCGAGCCATCCTTGCGCTACAGCCGCGAGCAGGCCAAGAAGTTCCTGGACGCGATCCAAGACCCCAAGCACCGCTTCGATAGCATCTTCCTTTCGGCGGTCCTGAACTCGGTGCCGTTCCCGGAGGATCGCTTGATGGTCCTGGCCATCGTGCACGCGCTCTGCTCGAAGGAGACTGTCGTCTACGGGACCTGCCGCGACCTGTCCGACTTCGACTACGAGTACGGCGGTGTGCGGAACGGCAACTACTTCGTCTGGGATACAGAGCCTGGCGTGCGCCTGGGTGACGTGTCGTCTCGGCCTAAGCTCCAGAAGTTCATGACCCAGGACGAGGCACGCGGCTACTTCCAGCGTTGGTGGAAGACCATCGAGTTCTGGCCGGGCGGTAACGTGTTCTACTTCAAGCTGACGAACCCCATGGTCATGAACCAGAAGGCCTTGCGTCAGAGCCTGGAATTTGAATTCTCACTCCCTTTTTCTGACGGTGGTAACCTTGGCCTGGCCGACGAGGCAATCAAGGCCTTCAGCAAGAGACTGGGCCGCAAACTGTAGGAGGTTCCATGAAACCCAAGAACTACAACGGCCCGGCAACTTATGAGATGCCCGCAGCACCTCCGCCACCACCGACCGTGGAGTACCAAGGAGCCATGAGGTGGGAGATGCGCGATGACAGCGTAGCCTCAGCTCTACGGGAAGAAGCCAACAAGCTGGACCTAATCATCAAGGGACGCACCATCGGTGGCGACGTATGCCTGGACCCTGACGAGGCGCGGGGGTTGGCCAATAAGTTGCGAACATTGGCAGCCCAACTCAATTGCAGATCTTGATGCAATCAATTGCACGGAGAAACGTCATGCTGATCATGGACCACGAAAACGAGCGCACCATCCACATGCCGAACAACCCGAACAAGTTCGTCTTTGACACTGAAGTCGCGGCCATCTTCGACGACATGGCGGAGCGGTCCATCCCCATGTTCCGTGAGGCCCATGCGCTGCATGCCCGTTACCTGGCTCCATGGATCGCACGAGGCGCGAGCATCCTGGACATCGGTGCATCACGCGGGGCGTTCCTGGCAGCACTTGATACTGAGTACGGTATCGAGAACTTGAACGTCCGTGCTACCGACAGCTCCCCGGCCATGGTGGGTTACACGTCCAGTGACTTTCCTTCGGTAGACGTGGAGCAGGTGGATATCACTTCGCGTGGCTTCATGAACTGCCTGCACACCTACGACGTGATCAACATGACCTACGTCCTCCAGTTCATACCCAAGGCCCAGCAGCGCCTGGTACTGTCCAAGGTATGCAGCATGATCAAGAAAGGCGGGGCGTTGATCCTCGGCCAGAAGAACAAAGACGATTCTCCTATTGGCGCGGCTGTTCATGAGCAGTACATTCAGTGGCGTATGGCCAACGGATACACTCGTGAAGAGATCGAGGCCAAGACCGCAGCGCTGGCAAACAGCATGTGGCCAATGACCGAGCCGGACCTGGTCCAAGCGCTCAGCACCTTCGGCATGACCGAGGTGGCGAGGACTTGCTCCTGGGGTCCCTTCAGCAACTTACTCTGCATCAAGAGGTAACGACCATGGCTACCGGCGATAACAACGAGCGCCCAGGACAACGACGCATCGTGGTGCGCCGGACCAGGAACGGTGCGCGCTTCACACCACGCGGGCGGATCGACGGAACTCCTCGGGAGATCGACGAGGTAGACGATGCCATCGAGCCCGAGTTCCTGGAACGCCATGTCCGCGAGCAGGCCAGTGCCACCCCTGATGACCGGGACGACACGGGCGGCCCCAACCCAAGGCAACGGATGCTGGAGGTAGAGCAGGCAGGTAATGCTACCTACGCCAAAGAGTTCCGCCTGGGTCTCCTGCAACGCCTCCTCCTGCGTAAGCTCCCCCTGGACCAGATTGCCCAGCAGCTTGGCGTATCCATCTCGACCATCGAGAAGGACAGGGCGTTGATCAAGAAGCGGATGCGCGAGGCGGCCAAGGAACTGAACATCGACGAGATGATTGGTGGCCAGACCTTCATGTACGACGAGATCGCTGCGATGGCCATGCGGATCGCTTCGACTACCTCTGGTGAACGTAGCGTGCCCGTGGCGATGCAGCTCGCAGCCATGCGTACAACATTGGCCAGCCAGGCGGATAAGACCCGCTTCCTACAGTCGGCCGGAGTCTTCGATGTACTGCGCTTCCGCAAGGCCGACAGCGGCGAAGCAATGTCCGACATTCAGATCCTCATGGAGCGTACTGCACAGATGTTGTCGGGTCTGGCAGACGATGGCATGGGCGGCTTCCAGGCTTTCGACCTGAACGAGATCGAACCAGAAAGTGAGGAGCTTTAACATGGCCGCACAACTGAAGATCCCTGCCCGCCGTCAGCAGTATCTGATGGAACAGGTCGACGAGATCGCGGACAGCTTGGGGAACAAGCAGTTCGGTGAGATGTACAAGGCAGCCGTGGGCAACATGCTTCGGGGTGACGACACCCTGTTCAAGTTCATGTCTGCCCTGGAGCGGGTGCCGGTCGACATCGAAACCTTCCTGGACGGCGAGGAGTTCCTGGGCGCAACCGACTTGGTGATGTGGCCAGCCGTGCGCCAGGCAGTCATCGACGCCAACAAGAACTGGTGGAGGGGCACCAAGGACCCGGAGAACGGTGCCTACGATACCGTGTGCCTCATGGGCTGTACCCGTTCGGGCAAGACGACCCAGGCTATGATCGGCACCGCCTACCACCTGTACATCCTGACCTGCATGAAGAACCCGCAGACCTGGTACGGCCTGCCCTCGGCTACGTCCATCGTGTTCCCGATCATCGGTGCCAAGCCACACGTAACGAAGAAGGTGGTCTACGCGCCGCTGCGCAAGCTGATCGAGCGGATGCCTTACTTCCAGACCACCGGCCTGCCGGACAAGAACATCGACTCGGAAATGTACTTCGTGGAGAAGAACATCCGCGTCGTGCCCGTGGGCGGTAGCGAAGATTCGATCCTCGGTGAAGCAACCATCGGCGGCCTGATCGACGAGATCAACTTCATGAACGTGGTGCAGAAGTCGAAGAAGGCTGAAGTGTCCACCGGGCGGAGCGGCGTGTACGACCAGGCAGCCATGGTGTACGACACCTTCACCCGTCGTCGTCGTGGTACGTTCGCCAAGAAGTTCCCGCAGATCGGTTTGATCTATGCCTCGTCGTCGACCCGGTACAAGGGCGACTTCACTGACAAGCTCAAGGCGGAGACCGAGAAGTACGAGCACAAGAACGTCTACATCTTCAACAAGCGCCAGTTCGATGTGCAGCCGAAGGAGAACTACTGCGGTGAGACCTTCCGCCTGCTGATCGGTAACGACGTGCAACACGACACCCGCGTGCTGAAGGATGACGAAGAGGTGGTCGTGGGTGCCTGGGTGGAAGACGTGCCTATCGAGTACCTCCAGGACTTCCAGCGTAAGCCGTACGACGCGATGCGTGACGTGCTGGGCCTGTCGTCCAACGTGATCAGCCCGTTCATCAAGACCCGCTACAAGATCTACGAGTGCGTGGAGTACGGCCAGGAGCTTCAGCTCGAATCGTTCCTGCTGAAGGACCATGTGATCCTTGGTGTCGATGGCATGCCCCAGGTGCAGGCGAAACACTACTGCATGAACCCATCACGCCCGCGCTACGTTCACATCGACTTGTCGCAAACAGGGGACCGGTGTGGCATTGCCATGGTCCGTTTCGACGGTATGATTTCAATACGCCGCAACGGGGACATGACAGAGATGCTCCCTCTCGGGGCGGTAGAGATGGCTTGCTCGATTGAGCCGGACGCAAACAACGAGATCGACATTGCCGAGGTACGAAGTTTCGTACGCAGTCTGATGAAGACCTACGGCTACCCGATCAAGGGCGTGTCCTACGACGGCTTTGACAGCCGCGAGTCCATCCAGCAATGGCGCAAGGATCGGATGCCTTCCAAGGTCATCTCGATGGACCGAACCAGCGGACCCTACAAGCAGTTCCGGGATGCGCTGTACGACCGACGCATTGCGCTCCTGGACGATCCAGATGTTGTAAGCGAGATCCTCGACCTGGAGTACGACGAGTCGAAAGACAAAGTCGACCACACCATGATCGGGCGGAAGGACGTGTCGGATGCAATTTGCGGTGCGTACACCAACATGCTGGAACGTCGCAGCACCTGGGCGAACGTGACGGATGATATGGCCGATGACAACACAGTCGGTCGCCACGATGACGAGCGTAACGACGACGTTCGTCCTACATAGGGGTACAGGGACATGATGATTTTCGAGGTGCTGGGCACCCTCTGGCTGGCCTTGGTAGGTCTTCGAGCACCTACGCTCACCTGGGAGAGCCGCGTGATGTACAAGCTCTTCAGGACCCGTTATACGAAGAAGCAGGCGGCGTACGTAACCGTCCGCTACGTCTGGCTCCCCGGACTGCTCATGGCCCCAGGGATCTTTCTCATTGAAGGGCTCGACACCTTCAAGCCAGCGCAACTCGAAGACATCAAATCCGCAGCGATCCACCTGGACCGCCTTCTTCAACAACGTGCTCAGCCCGAGGAGCAGTGACATGCAACAGTATCGTGAGATGGTTTCCCACATCCTTCAGGAAGGCGAGGCTCGCCAGTGGCGTAACGGCCACACCGGCATCAGCGTCTTCGATTACCGGATGGAGTTCGACTTGCGCAAGGGCTTCCCGTTGCTGGGGCTCAAGTTCGTACCCTTCATGGGGCCGGTACTAGGCGAGTTGCTGGGCTTCCTGCGTGGCTACACCAGCGCTGCGGACTTCCGCAAACTGGGCTGCAAAGTCTGGGACCAGAACGCAAACGAAGAACCGTCGTGGTTGAACAACCCTGACCGCAAAGGACACGACGACCTCGGGCGGATCTACGGTGCGCAATGGCGGGACATCCGGGTGCAGGACGGCAACTCGTACGCGGTGAAGGATCAGATGTGGGAGCTGATCAAAGGCCTGCGCAATGACCCGCACGGGCGGCGACACGTAGTCAGCGCATGGAACCCCGGCGAGCTGCATCTCATGGCCCTGCCTCCGTGCCACATGCTCTTCCAGTGCTACGTCAGCAACGACGGATGCCTGGACCTGAAGATGTACCAGCGCAGCGCCGACACGTTCCTGGGCGTGCCCTTCAACATCGCCAGCTATGCAGCCCTGATGATCATCATCGGCAAGCTGACCGGCCTCACGCCTCGGCGCCTGATCATGGACTTCGGCGATGCTCACCTGTACTCCGACCACCTGGAGAAGGCAGCCATCATGATGTCCCGGCCGTCCCTGCGCCTGCCAGAACTGGAAGCGGATATCAGCCCGGACCAGTCTCTGGAGTCGATTGAACCGGACCAGTTCAACTTGGTAGGGTATGAGTCACACCCAGCCATTAAAGCGAGCATGGCCGTATGACTACCAAACGAATCCCCAGGACCCGCAGCGGCATGGTCCACGGCAGGGCCGTAGGGCGCGGCCCGAACCCAGGCCTGCGCCTGGCAGACCCAGGCACCAGCGAGGCCATTGCCGTCGCAATCGAGGAGATCAAGAACCAGCCCGGCAAGCTGGCCAAGGTTGAGATGCTCAAGGCCTTGCGTGATAACTACCCGTTCGCCCTGGACGTGATGAAAGCGGTCTTCGATGTGACCGTGACCTACGGCATCAAGAGAGTGCCAGAGCCTGGCTCACCCTGGGGCCTCAACCCTGGCGGGTTCGACGAAGGCACCGTCGCGCTCCTCGACAGGCTGGCCAGCCGTGAGCTGACAGGTAGCAAGGCCCAGGAGAGTATCGCCAAAGAACTCGCCCGACTCTACCCCGCGTCCCAGCGGCTGCTCACGGCGATCCTGCAACAGAACCTGCGGGCGGGGTTCAGCGTCGACGTGGTCAACCAGGTGTGGGGCAAGGTCCTCAAGGTCGTGAAGATCCAACTGGCCAACACCTACTTCATGAAGCTGAAGGCAGGGGAGAGCGGACCCCGCAAGGTGAACCCGAAGGCCCGCTTCCCTGCCTGGCATGACGTGAAGTACGACGGGGTGCGCGGGTGCTACCTGAGCGACGACCCTGGCTTCTTCAGCCGTAAGGGCCTGCCGCTGGAAGTACCGCCAAGCCTGGACAAGTTGATCCAGTCCTTCCTGTCCGACCTGGCTGCCCAGCGCAACCACGAGACCGGCTTAGACGAAGCGTTATTCCTGGACTGTGAGATCGTGCCGCTCAATGGCGGGTTCGCGGACATCATGAGCCAGGTGCGTGCCTCTAAGCGTGGCGCAAGCGAGGGAACCACCGGTATTCGTGTCATCGACATTCTGTCTCGTACTGAGTACGAAGCGGGTAAGTCGGACGACGACCAGGAGACCCGCCGTGCGCGTCTGGAGGAGATGGTCAAGGCGCCGTGGTTCCAGCCCTACGCTGGGTACATCAGGCTGACCGAAGGCCAGCACGTCGAAGACGACGCCCAGGCCCAGAAGTTTTACGCCAAGGTGCTGCTCAACGGTGGCGAAGGCACCATGCACAAGCACTACGATGACTTCTGGGAAGCGAAGCGTTCCGACTCCTGGCTGAAGCTCAAGCCTGCGGAGGAGATCGAAGGCACCATCGTCGGGTATAAGGAAGGCGCCAAGCACAGCAAGTGGGAAGGCTTCCTCGGGGCGGTACTGGTCAAGATCCCTAGCGGGGTGATCGTCTCGGTCGATGGCATGACGGACAAGGTGCGGGAGTACATCCACCACCACCGGGAGGAACTCCTGAAGGAGACGGCTGAGCTGCTCTACCACGAGAAGACCCCGGACGGTAGCCTGCGCCATCCACGGTTCAAGCCCGGCTTCATCCGCGACGATAAATAATTTACGTGCAATCAATTGCACCGGAGAAAACCATGCTGCTTTCCTACCTCGAACTCTGTGAGTTAATCGAACAAGGCGTTATCAAAGGCGTCGAGGAACATGAGGTCCAGGCCGCCAGTATCGACCTGAAGTTGGGCGCAGGGTTCAAGGTGGAGGCTAGCAACGTCTCTTCCCATATCGTAGACCTCAGTGAACGTCAATCCATCGCCTTCTACGAGGCCCAGGGGGCGGTCATTCTGGCTCCCCAGGAGTTCGTACTGGCACACACCGAAGCGACGTTTAATTTGCCACTAGACATCTCCGCAGCCTTCTGCCTAAAGTCTTCCATGGCTCGCAACGGCCTGGAGCATTTAAATGCTTGTTGGGCCGATGCCGGGTGGAACGGATCAACCCTGACTATGGAGTTAAAGAACATGACGCGGTTCCACACGCTCATGCTCCGGGCAGGCATGTACATTGGGCAGATGAAATTTTTCCGGCACGTAGCGGTGCCCGAGGAGTTCAGCTACCGTGTGAGAGGACGGTACAACGGTGATGCGTCCGTTAGTGCTATCAAGCCGTAATAAGCGCAAGGAGTGTCGAAGATGTCTCATTCAAGACAGAGTCAACGCCGCACGGGTTCCAACAAGGGCCAAGGTCAACGCGAAGAGCGCCGGGGCAACCGGGCGGAACGCCGAGGCAACAAGGCCCCCAACGTGGTAGACATCAACGACGCAGTGGCCCGCAAGGAAGGCCCTGCCAAGAAGCAATGGCATGAACATGACCTCCGCCACATCCAAGGCATGACCGATAACCAGGACACCGCTATCGAAGCCTACCTGGCCACCGATGACGGCCACCTGGGTCTCCTGGGTTCGGCGGGTGCGGGTAAGACCCTCTTGGCCCTGTACCTCGCATTCATCTCCTACACTCGCGGTGAAGCAGAGGGCGTGACCATCGTGCGATCCTCCGTACCGAAGCGCGACCCTGGCGCACTGCCCGGCACCCTGGAGCAGAAGCAAGCCCCGTACGAAGCCCCGTACCGCAGCCTCCTGCACTTCCTGTTCGGCCGCGCATCGACGTACGACGACATGAAGGAAGCAGGCGTGATCGAGTACAAGTCGACCAGCTACCTGCGCGGCACCACCATCGACAACCGGATCATCCTCGTAGAGGAAGCCCAGAACCTGGACTTCGATGAGATCGACTCGGTGCTCACTCGGGCGGGTACAGGCTCCCGCGTCATCCTTACCGGTGACACGCTGCGCCAGTGCGACCTCAAGCACTTCGAGGTGTCCGGCATCCAGATCCTCCAGCAGGTCAAAGACAAGTTGGAAGGTATGACCATCGTCGAGTTCGGCCCGCAGGATTGCGTGCGGTCTGGTTTCGCGAAGTCCTGGTTGCTGGCTACCGAGGAGTTCTTCACCGAGCAGCGTGCCCGCGAACGTAACGAGCGTTAACAGGTGATGCAGCGGCGGTTGACAAAGCGTCAGCCGTCGCTAGTATCAAGGTGCCAGCGCGCTTTCGTGTGTGACCTGCTTTGAGGCAAACGACCATGGATGGTTGAGGGGCAGGGATGATAAGTAGGCCACACACGAAAGTACGAAGGACAGTTGGAGGAGACGGCCATGCAACTTGTACCCCAGATTGAAAAGCCGAAAGGCAACGTGATCGACGACATAGCGTTCCGTCGCCCTTCTGTCCCCGACCAACTGCGGATCATGGCGGCCCGCCTGGATGCAGGTGAGTGGCCAGAGCCCGAGGCCATCGTAGTGGTACTGGCCTACACCGATCCTAAGCAGCAGATGGTTTGCGTGCCGGGCGGGACCGAGGACGTACACCCCTACTTCATGGCAGGCATGCTTCAGAACGCAGCGTTGACCTGCCTCGACGAAGCATCTGCCGAACAGTTTATAGACGAAGAGCTTTAACCAACCGCAGGCGCAAGACTGATAGACAACACCTGCACTCGAAACCCGAGGAGTGCAACATGAACGAGTACGAGAAAGTCCGCTGCAAGATGGTCTGTCACAACGTCTGGCCCCAGGTCAGCACGGAGCCTGAAGGGATGCAGAGGGTTCGCTTAGGGGCGGTGTGGTCTGCCAACCCTTGTGAGGAGAACGCGATCTTCGGAGCGCTCACCCCTTACGGAGAGATCCAGTTGAGCGTCACCAAGGAGGTTGCGTCCAAGTTCGAGCAGTACGGCGAATACTACATCGACATTACCAAAGCCTAGCTTAATAAACGGACCCGCCAAGTGCGGGTCTTTTTATGCAATCAATTGCACGGAGGCATCTATGAGGCCCAGTGAACCTGGGGACCGCGAGTTGATAGATCGTATACTTGCGAGGACCCGCATGTTTGTACCCAAGGACCCCGAGCCTGAGAAACCCGTCGAAGACGAGCCCAAGCCCGAACCGCCCACACCAAAAGAAAGCCGTCAGGCGAACCTACGCAGGAGATTGAGATCATGTTGAGTCGGGACGTGTCCAACAAAAAAGCCCAAACCATTGAGTCTGGGCTTGGCAAGCAGATGATGGCACAGGCCAAGTTCTACATGGGCTACTCACGATGGGACGAGGAGACCGGGCGGTATGAAACCTGGGATGAAGCGGTAGCCCGCGTGATGAACATGCACCGTGCCAAGTACGCACACTGCATGACCGAAGAGTTAGCGTCGGAGATCGACTTCGCTGAAGAGATGTATCGCAGCAAGCGAGTTCTGGGGGCACAGCGAGCGTTGCAGTTCGGCGGCGACCAGATCTTCAAACACGAAGCCCGCTTGTACAACTGCTCCAGCTCCTACGCAGATCGCCCGGAGTTCTTCCAGGAAGCCATGTACCTACTGCTCTGCGGGTGCGGCGTAGGCTTCAGCGTACAGACACAGCACGTTGCTCAATTGCCGGACATCGCCCCGCGCAGCAGCGACTCCAAACTGTTTGTTATCCCTGACTCGATAGAGGGCTGGTCAGACGCCTTCGGGGTGCTCCTGTCCTCGTACTTCGTCGACGGCGGGAGCTACCCTGAGTACCAGGGCAGCCACGTAGCGTTTGACTTCAGCCAGATACGCCCCAAGGGCGCGTTCATCTCCGGGGGCTTCAAAGCACCTGGGCCGGATAGCCTTCAGCTAGCTTTGCAGAAGTGCGAGAAGCTGATGGAAGCCTTGGTGGGCAAAGGCTCGCGGATGTCGACCATCGGCGTCTACGACTTCGTGATGCATATGTCGGACGCGGTACTGTCGGGCGGCGTGCGTCGGTCTGCTACCATCTGCCTGTTCAGCAAAGACGATCAGGACATGCTGACTGCCAAGACAGGCAACTGGTTTGTGGACAACCCGCAGCGCGGCCGGAGCAACAACTCAGCGATGCTGCTACGCGATGAACTGACCCGCGAAGAGTGGGCGGATGTCATGAAGTCTGTTAAAGCCTTTGGCGAGCCAGGATTCGTATTCACCCATAGCCTGGACGCTGCGTACAACCCCTGTGTAGAGATAGGCATGAAGCCTAAGCACTGGCTCACAGGCAAGACCGGCTTCCAGATGTGCAACCTCACCGAGATCAACGGCGGCATGTGCCGCACTCCGTCCGACCTGATGAAGGCGTGCGTGGCTGGCGCGATCCTGGGCACGCTCCAGGCGGGCTACACCAACTTCACGTACCTCACCCAGACCACCAAGGAGATCGTAGACCGCGAGGCACTCTTGGGTGTGTCTATCACCGGTTGGATGAACAACCCGGACGTGCTGTTCAACAAGGACAACCTGCTCGCCGGGGCGGCCTTGGTGAAAGCCACCAACCGCAAGGTAGCCGCCATGATCGGCATCAACCCTGCACCACGCACCACCTGTGCCAAGCCGTCTGGCAACGCCTCCGTCAAGCTGGGCACCGCCAGTGGCATCCACGGCGAACACTCGCTGCGCTACTTCCGCAACGTACAGATGAGCGACACTGACGGCGTGCTGCACCTGATCCAGAAGGTCAACCCGGAGATGGTGGAGGCCTCGGTCTGGTCGCAGAACGGCACTGACAAGGTGGTCAGCTTTCCTGTCACTTCAGACCCGCAGTCGATCTTCAAGGCTGACCTGATGGGGAAGAAGCAGCTTGAGTACGTCAAGCTGGCCCAGCAGTATTGGGTTGAGGGCGGAACCGACGAAACCTTGGCGGTAGACCCGCAGCTACGTCACAACATCTCCAACACCATCTCGGTGGATGACTGGGATGACGTGGAGCAGTACCTGTTTGACAACCGTCAGTGGTTTGCAGGGGTCAGCTTGCTGTCCTCCAGCGGCGACAAGGACTTTGCCCAGGCACCGTTCACGGAAGTGGCCACCCTCGCGCAGATCACCGAGCGCTACGGCAGTGCCAGCCTCCTGGCGAGCGGCCTGGTCGTCGACGGGCTGTACGCTTTCCATGATGACCTGTGGAAGGCTTGCGCTACCGTCCTGGGCATAGGCGAAACGCTGCACCCTACACACCGGGGCGACCTGATGAAGCGGGACTGGGTACGCCGGGCGGAGAAGTTTGCGCAGAACTTCTTCAGTGGAGATCTGCAACAGGCGACTTACTGCCTCAAGGACGTATACAATTTCCATAAATGGGAGTCGCTCCTGCGCCACGTAAGCCCGATCAACTTTACCGAGGAGCTGTCCAAGCAGAGCTACACCGATGTGAACACCATGGGGGCTCAAGCGTGCTCCGGGGGTGTGTGCGACACGCAGACTTTCTAGCCAGGAGTAACGATCATGACCATGTTCAGAGTGTGCAGCGTCGACGAGGTAATCCAGGCTTGCCCGTACGCCGATACGTTTTACACCGTGGATGCGCAGATGGATGCGAAGCTGCGCTCTCTCAACCTGGGCGTGCCCGACAGCCCGTATGTCTACCTGCAAGAGCTGAACGTCTACGGCTTCATCGACATCGACGGTCAGTTCAACACCATCGACAAAGCACTGCTCGACCAGGTATGGCCGGGCTACTCCCACAACGGCGGCTACAGCCCTTTCGACCTGAGTACCCTCTGATGCGATACACACAACGAGAAGTGGCGGAGGCAATGACCCTACAACGCACAGGCTCGTACGAGTTCATTGCCTCGCCAGAGGCTGAAGCAGAGATCCGGGCGATGCTCGCGGGGACTGAAGAGTCTCCGATCCTGTACTGCCCGAAGCTGTTATGGTTCTACTTCCTCACGCCGGAAGGTGCGTTGTGCATTGTAGAGCAAGCCACTGTATCGGCCCGTCCTTGTTACCACCATAACGACATGCGCAACTACGCGGACGACCCCGCCTACTTCATGAAGTTCCCACCGACCGCAGCACTAGACGAGCAGTAGCCATGGCCATTGTTGAGCTGTTCACAGACGGTGCCCGCAAGGGTGACAAAGTCGGCGGGTGGGGCTGCCTCATCCGCTACGGCACACACATCAAGGAGATCTTCGGAGGGGAGCTAGACACCACCAACAACCGCATGGAGATGATGGGAGTGATCGAGGGCTTGCGAGCATTGACCCGCGATGGCCTGAAGATCCACATCGTCACCGACAGCCAGTACGTCATCAAGGGCATCACGGAATGGATGGACGGGTGGGTCCGCAGGAAGTGGAAGACCCTGGATGGGGAGGACGTTAAGAACAAGGACCTATGGCTGGACCTGGTGGACGAGATCGATGCCCACGAGGAGGTCACCTGGCAATGGGTCAAAGGGCACAAGGGGCACCCGGAGAACGAGCGAGCGGACGCCCTGGCTAACCTGGGAGTAATCAAAGCCCGCAAAGAACAGTAGTTGCCCGGCCCCCGGTTGGTGGCTATCATCGGTTGGACGATTAATCAAGCCTCGGCAGTCTGTCGGGGCTTTTTATTGGAGGCTCGATATGTCGTGCTCAACAGCGATCAAAGTTAAGCGGGGCGGCTCGTTAAGCCTCCTACATAAAATCACCCTCGACGGGGCGGTAACAGACCTGGCCGGGTGGACGATCACCTCCCTTGTCAAGTACGGCGAGCAGTCGATGGGCAGCTTCACGGTCAACTTCCTGAACACAGCCCTGGGTGTTGTCCAGCTAGAGTTCGCAGACACGTCGGCCTGGCCTATTGGCATGCTGGCCTTCGACGTGAAGTACATCCTCCCCAGTGGGCACGTCTACTACTCCCCGACCATGACGATTAGCTGCGCTGAAAGGATCACGCCATGAGCATCGAATTGAGTTTTGCGCCATCGTTCCTCTACCAAGGGGAGATCCACACCCAGGAGGTCATGGTCTTCAAACTGGACGTGGCCGTAGGCATCCCAGGTGCCGTACTGATCCACGGTACAGACGGCCGCGAGGTGGAGTTGCAAGCCACGTCGACATACATCCAATGGCGCTACGTAGGCGACGTGGCCTGGACGAACCTTAAGGCTTTGTCAGAGCTTGAAGGCGAGGACGGTACGGACGGGCGCGAGGTCGAACTACAGACCACCGCCACCCACGTACAATGGCGTTTGATGGGCGACACAACCTGGATCGACCTCTTAGCCCTCAGCACCCTGGAAGGCACGCCAGGCACTAACGGTCTGCCGGTGGAGCTGCGCAAGGGCCTCACGCAAGTACAGTGGCGCCTTGAGGGCGCGGCCACCTGGATTGACCTGATCCCGCTGTCGGACCTGGCGGGTACTCCTGGGATCTCGGTAGAGCTACAGAAGAGCGCCACGCACATCCAATGGAGGCCCGTTGGTGCGTCCTCCTGGACTGACCTCGTTGCGTTGACGGCACTCGAAGGAGCCCCTGGTGACGACGGGCGGGAGGTACAACTCCAGGTCACCTCCACGTACATCCAGTGGAAGTACAGCACTGACGTTACCTGGACCAACCTGGTTGCCCTGGCTGCACTCACAGGCGCACCTGGCGACCCAGGTGATCCAGGCCCGGCCATCGAACTCCAGAAGACTTCTACCCATATCCAATGGCGCGTCGTGGGCGCTGTATCCTGGGTGAACTTGATTGCACTGACCGAACTCAAGGGTGACCCCGGCGATACCACGGTCCCAGTAGCAGGCGCTGGCATTGACATTGACGATACTGACCCGCTTGCTCCGATCATTAGTGCCACGTTCTCGGGCTCGTATACGGACCTGACGGACAAGCCTGCTATCCCGGACTCGCCCGACGATATTGGGGCGGCCACAGCAGCACAGGGCGCGACAGCCGACAGCGCCGTGCAGCCAGGAGACTTGGCCGCTGTTGCGACCACGGGACAGTACAGTGACTTGCTTGGCACGCCCTCGATCCCGGATGATCCTGCGGACATCGGCGCGGCTACAGCAGCCCAGGGTGCCAAGGCGGACACCGCCGTACAACCGGGTAGCTTGGCCACGGTAGCCACTTCGGGGGCCTACGCCGACCTGAGTGGCAAGCCTTTTATACCTGACTCGCCCGATGACATCGGCGCGGCAACGGCAGCGCAAGGCGCCAAGGCGGACTCCGCACTTCAGCCTGCGGACGTAGGCGTGTCCGTCGCCAGTCTGGTAGGCGGTCTAGTGCCCTCCTCGCAGCTCCCGTCCTTCGTAGATGACGTGATCGAGGTAGCCGACTACGCTACGCTCCCTGCCACGGGCGAGACAGGCAAGATCTACGTCCTCGATACCCCTTACACCTCGGCGGGGGTCACCAGTTCCCAGTTCCGCTGGGGCGGCTCTTCGTACGCGCCTATCATTGCTTCGCCGGGCAGCACGGATGCAGTGACCGAGGGTTCGACTAACCTGTACTTCACGGCGGCTCGTGTGTTGGCAGCGGTACTTGCGGGGTTGAGCACCGCGACCTCTGCGGCGATTACCGGGGCGGACACCGTGCTGTCTGCGTTCGGTAAACTGCAAGCCCAGATCACCGCGATCCTCGGCAGCATCTCCAACGTTAACAACACCTCTGACGCGAACAAGCCAGTCAGCACCGCCCAACAGACTGCACTGGACCTGAAGGCCAACGCGGCTAACCCTGCGTTCACTGGAACTGCTACAGGTTTAACCAAGAGCATGGTCGGTCTGTCCAACGTGGATAACACGGCTGACACGGCCAAGCCCGTCAGCACTGCACAGCAGACTGCCCTCGATCTCAAGGCGAACGCAGCCAACCCGGCGTTCACGGGTACTGCGACAGGTTTGACTAAATCTATGGTGGGCCTGTCGAACGTCGACAACACCGCAGACACCGCCAAGCCGGTGAGCACAGCACAGCAGACGGCCCTGGATCTGAAAGCAAACGCGGCTAACCCGGCCTTCACCGGGACTGCGACAGGCTTGACCAAAAGCATGGTCGGGCTGGGCAACGTCGACAACACGGCGGACACGGCCAAGCCGGTCAGTACGGCGCAGCAAACGGCGCTGAACCTGAAACTCACCAACCCAATGACCACGGGCGGGGACCTCGTGTACTGGGGCAATGCTGGCGCTGCTCTTAAATTGGCGAAAGGGACCGATGGGCAGGTGCTCACCCTGGCCTCGGGTCTGCCGAGCTGGGCCACCCCCTACTCCAACCCAATGACCACCAGCGGCGACATCCTGTACGGCGGCGCCAGCGGCGTGGCCACACGTTTAGCCAAAGGCACCGACGGCCAATATCTGAAGTTGGTCAGTGGTCTGCCAGCGTGGGCCAGTGCACCAGTGACTACGGTCAACGGTAAGACTGGGGCGGTGATCGTAAGTGCGCCGATCATCGTGGCCTGTAGCGACGAAACCACGGCGCTGACCACAGGCACAGGCAAGGTCACCTTCCGCATGCCGTACGCCTTCACCCTCACTGGCATCCGGGCATCGCTGACCACCGCGCAAACCAGTGGCAGCCTGCTCACGGTCAACGTCAAAGAGAGCGGCACCACCATCCTGTCCACCAAGCTGACCTTCGACAACACGGAGAAGACCACGGTAACAGCGGCCACAGCTCCTGTTATTTCCGACACCAGCCTGGCTGACGATGCTGAGATCACCGTGGATATTGACGTGGTCGGTGATGGCACCGCAAAAGGTCTGAAGGTCACCTTGATAGGGTATCAACCATGAGCATGATCCTGAGTCCTTACCGGTTTGCTACCGGCGCAGGCGGGGACCCGTACTGGTCCTCGGTCAAACTGCTATGCCACTTCGACGGAACGAACGGGCAAACCACTACCGTAGATTCGTCAGGGGCGGCGCACACCCTGACGATGGCAAACACCGCCAGCCTGTCTACAAGCTCCCCTAAGTTCGGGACGGCGTCACTTGACATCACGGG